AGAGTAGAAGCATGGGCTAAGTTAGAAGCTATATTAAAAATAATAAAAGTGGAGATTAAAGATGAGTAAAAGATTTAAACAAGTAAACATACAACAGTTTGCTATACTTGTGCAAGAGGTAGATATATCTAAGTATACTCAAGAAGAGTATGTAGATATTATAGAAGAAATATATATGACTATCTTCAGACACAATACTGATGGAGATTTTGTTATACCTACTATGCCTAATGAAGAAGGTAATTGGAAGGTGCATAAGTCTTCTGCTACTAAAGAAGAAGTAATGGAGCTAATTAAAGAAGGAAGAGTTATATGGAACAAAGACGTAATCTAACACCAACACAACATTGGGAACTGCATCAAGGTTTATGGAGAATGTTAGGTTGTGATATGAAACTAAAGCATAAAGATAGAACAAAGATTATTTATGTTGACAAGAAAATAAATATACAATATACTTATTCAGCATTAGGATTTATAAAGGAGAAAAGTTATGCCAACAAAAAAAATTAAAAAGAAACCTAGAAGAAATACTTGGGTATACATCTATGGAGATGAGTGCCAAGAAATATGGGAACATTTTGGACTTGACTTTCCTAATCCTGATGATAGAATGAAACTAAAGTTTGTTAAATATGAAACAAAGGAGATGCAAGATGGCTAAGTATACCTTGTATGCAAAGAAAGTTTACTACTATCGTAAAGATATTAATGCTCAAGATAAAAAGAGTGCAGAAAAAAGAAGTGCTGACTATGAAGCAGACGATAATCCAGAAAGATTATTTGAACCTTCAGGTACTGAGTTTTATATAACTAGCATAGAGGAGAGTGATGATGAGTGACAAAGAAAAGTATGAAGAACTATGTGAAGCATTAGTAGGTATAGATGCTACTGAAAGATATACTCACGAAGATATACTTTCATATGTTTATAACTTAAAAGATACAGAGGAGAAATATTATGACAACAAAAAGTAAACCAAAGATAGATGCAGTAACATTAAATTTAGTTAATAAACTAAAGCAGATAGATGATACAATCAATGAAGGTGCTTGGGAGTACATACATCTAGGAGATATACTAAGATTACAAGATGCTTTTCATACTACTATTAATCACTATGACTTAAAGAAAAAAGGTGGTATAGGAGAACATGGAGCAGATGAAGGTAAATACACACAATTCTGGCATAGTGATTATGTATGCTATACAAACCCAGAAGCATATGACCCAAGCAAAGTAGAGGAGGAAGATGATGAGTAAATATGAATATGGATTTGAAGAGTGGTCACAAGATACAAGAAGGTATACTTTAAAGTGTGACAGAAAACTAACACGAGATGAAGCAAATGATGCAGTCTATGAAATAGTAGGTGAAATTCATGATGATGAAACAGAACATAAGATTCCATTAGATGATGGTACTATTGTTATGATTACTTATCATGGTAATGAGTTTGGTAATTCAGATTGTGGAATAACAGAAGGAGTGGAGGATTTAGCAGATGATTAAATATATTATATACACACAAAAGAACTGTGAGTATTGTGCTAAAGCAAAGGCATTACTAGATGAAGCAGATGAAGTATACGAAGAGAGAGTGCTAGACAATCTACCTAAGATAAAAAGATTTAGAGAAGCAGGACACAAGACTGTACCACAAATCTTTCTACACATAGGTGGGTATACAGAACTAGAAGAGTTTATGTTTCCACCAGACATAGATTTTGATGCAGACTTAAATCTAATAGAAGAAACTAGACCTAGTGCAAAGGTAATACCTTTCAAAGGACAGATAGGTTCTATCTCTGGAAAGAAGGAGGATAAAGATGAGTAAAAAAATTAAATGTCAAAGAGAAGGTTGCTCTAATAAAGCATATCCAGAAGATATGGAGAACAGAGCAAGTAATCTTTTACTATGTGATGACTGTTATACAGAAATAAGATACTTGATGGCAGACTATTTAGATATACATATACAGGAGATTAAGATATGAGTTTTAAAAAATATAAAGTAGAACTAGAACTTGACTTTGATAAACGACCTAGAAAAAAAGATATATTACATAGGTTGTTTGACGTAATGAAAGAAGACAAAGTTGAATATAAATTATACAAGTATAACAATAGGTTATACCATAGAGTTTAGAGGGGGACTTAACTATGATAAATATAAATAAAGAAATGTTACAAATACTTATAAGTATTTTAATGTGGTATTTTCTATGTTTTATTGTACCTTATGTTGGGTATTGACTATATGGAAAATGTAATGTATAATAAAAATATTATGAGAAAAGATATGTATGTAATAGCTATGCCTTATCCTAATGAGATACAGTTACCAGATATATTAGAAGAAAATAATGGTGAGGTTATGTATTTTAAAAATAAAAATGATGCTAAAAAGTTTTTACAAAACTTATATGATGACAGAAATATACATATACAAGCATTAATAGATGACAACATAGAGATTATGAGAGTACAATGAATGAATTAGAAATATTAAAAAAAAATGTAAGAGATTTACAAGAGCAATTACGTAATGCTTATGTAAGAATCAAACAACTACAAGAAGAATTAGATAAAAATAAACCTGATAAAGGTTTGTATAATCCAGATGCAGGATATATTAAAGATGAATAATGATAGAGAAAGAAGATTAAAAGCTACAGGAAAATGGTTTCAACGTAGCACTAAGAAAAACTTATGGGTGAACCATGTGTTTCCCATACTTTTAACTGTAAGTTTTATATTTTATTTACTTACATTATAACAAGAGAGAGTAAGATGAATTTATTAGAAGAAGAAATAAAAGAACTAATTAAAGAAAGATATTATGAGTACCTTGAGGAAGGTTATGAATCTTTTGAAGCTATGGAATTAGCCAAGAGAGATATACATGAAACAAAAGAAGTTGAGATAGATGCTTATAATAAAGTATATGATAGTTCTTTTGATATTGACTAACAGTATATAATAGTATATAATAAAAATTTTAATGGGGATAATTATGGAAAAGACATGGCTAGACAGGGGTGCTTGTCCTAAGTGTGGTTCAAGTGATGGTAATGTTAGACATTCTGAAGGATATAGCTTTTGTTTTTCCTGTAACACTAGATTTGGAGAGAGTATGCAACAGGAAAAGGTAATACCAATGAAGACTGAGAGTTTAATTAAGACTGTAGGTACTACAGGTGCATTGACTGAACGTAATATTAGTAAGGAAACAGCACAAAAGTATCACACACAAGTTAAAGTAAATGGTAACATGAATACGCACCACATCTACAAATACTTTGATAGTGGTGGAAACAATATTGGTAATAAAATTAGAGATGTAGCCACAAAAAATATGTGGGTTGAAGGAAACATATCTGATGCAGTATTGTTTGGACAAGATTTATTTACAGGTGGTGGTAAGTATGTAACTATTACTGAAGGAGAAGTAGATGCTATGTCTGCCTACGAATTATTAGGTAGCAAGTGGGCATGTGTATCTGTTAAGACAGGTGCAGGTTCTGCAGTACGAGATTGTAGAAAAGCATTTGAATATTTAGATAGCTTTCAAAATATAGTTATATCATTTGATATGGATAAGCAAGGTAAAGAAGCTAGTGAAAAGGTAGCACAGTTGTTTAGTCCTAACAAATGTAAGATAATGAACATGGAATTTAAAGATGCTAACGAGTATCTCAAGATGGGTAAGAGAGAAAAGTTTTCACAAGCATGGTGGAATGCACAACCTTTTACTCCTGCAGGTATAACTAACCTTAGAGATTTAGGAGATGCTTTATATACAGAAGAGTATTGTGAAACAGTACCTTATCCTTGGGGTAAGATGAATGAAAAGACTTATGGTATGAGAACAGGTGAGTTAATTACATTTACATCTGGTGCAGGTATGGGTAAGTCTTCTATTATGAGAGAACTCATGCATCATTTACTCAAGAATACAAATCACAATATAGGTATACTTGCATTAGAAGAGAGTATTAAAAATACTGCATTTAATATTATGTCAGTAGAAGCTAATGCTAGATTATATATCAAAGAGATTAGAGATAAGTTTAGTAGAGAACAATTACAAGAGTATCAAAAGAATACAGTTGGCTCTGGTAGGTTCTTTGCCTTTGACCACTTTGGTTCTATTGACAATGACGAGATACTATCTAGAGTTAGATATATGTCTCAAGCATTAGAATGTAAATGGATATTTGTTGACCATTTATCTATACTTGTATCAGGTCAAGAAGATGGAGATGAAAGAAAGTCTATTGATGTATTGATGACTAAGTTACGTTCTCTTGTAGAGCAAACAAACATTGGTATGTTATTAGTATCACATCTACGTAGACCTGCAGGTGATGCAGGGCATGAGAATGGTAAAGAGATTACTTTATCACATCTTAGAGGTTCAGCATCTATTGCACATCTTAGTGATGGTGTTATTGGATTAGAAAGAAATCAACAAGATGATGATGAAGTTAAATCTAATACTACAACGATTCGTATATTAAAGAATAGATATACAGGTGAAACAGGGATAGCTACACATCTACATTATAATAAAGAAACAGGTCGTATGAAAGAGATTGACAATCCTTACGAAGTAGATTATAATGCAGAGAATACAGAGGAGGTACCCTTCTAATGAAGTGTTGGCATTGTGATACAGAAATAATATGGGGAGGAGACCATGATACTGAAGATGATGAAGATTATAGTATGGTGACAAATTTAACTTGTCCTAATTGTGGTGCTTTTCATTTAGTATATTTACCTAAAGAAGAACAAGAGAATGATAAACAAAGGGGGATAGATTTTGAAAGTAGTTCTTGATATAGAAACAGACCAGATAGATGCTTCAGTAGTTAATTGTATTGTTGCAAAGGATATTAAAACAAATGTATCAACAGTATTTGACCCAAGTAATATGCATGTATTTAAAAGTTGGTCTAAAGATATTGACCAATATATTATGCATAATGGTTTATCATTTGATGCTCCTGTATTAAATAGATTACTAGGTACAAATATTAAACCTTCACAAGTATTAGATACATTAATATTATCACAACTATTTAATCCATTACGTGATGGTGGTCATGGATTAAAAGCATGGGGTGATAGATTTAATTTTCCTAAAGGTGATATAAAATCATTTGCTAAGTATTCTTTTGAGTTACAAAAGTATTGTAAACAAGATGTAGATATAACACATAAGTTGTATAATTATTTTAAGAAAGAAGGTAAAGGTTTTTCTAGGTCTTCTATTCACATGGAACATCAAGTGAGAGTTATTATAGACCAACAAGAAAGAAATGGTTTCTATCTTGATGTAAAGAAAGCTATATGTTTACATAACACTTTATTAGATGAAGCTAATGATTTAGAGAAATGGGGTCGCATACACTTTGACCCAACAAGAAAAGATTTAAAAACAAAAACAAAATACATACCTTTTAATATAGGTTCACGACAACAGATAGCTGATAGACTTATGGATATAGGTTGGAAACCTAAGAAGCATACAGATAAAGGTAATGTTATTGTTAATGAAGAAGTATTAAATGGTATTAATTTACCAGAAGCTAAAAAGATTTCTAGGTACTTGTTACTTCAGAAAAGAATAGCACAAATCAAGTCATGGATAAATGCTTGTGATGATAAAGATGGTAGAGTACA